CTCGGGGTCACAGCGACCCCTGACCGGTCGGACAAGCGCAAACTCGGAAAATACTTTGAGAACATTGCGTTTGAAGTGGGCTTACTCAACCTGGTGCGAGACGGATTTCTTTCCCCGATCCGGGCGAAACGGCTGGAAGTGCCGCTCGCACTCGAGGCGCTCCGTGGGAGGCGCGATTATTCGGCCGAGGACGGCGACCAGGCACTCTCGCCGCATATCTCAGAAGTCGCTCGGTCGCTCGCCTTTGAAGCTTGGGACCGCAAGCTCCTCGTCTTCCTCCCCCTTCGAGATACCTCCTTGAAATTCACAAAAGCGCTGAAGGCGCAGGGGATCGACGCCCGGCACGTCGACGGCGACAGCACCGACCGAAAGGCAGCGCTCGAATGGTTTGCACAGCCGGGCCCTCGAGCGCTCTGCAATGCGATGCTCCTGACCGAAGGCTTTGATCAGCCTGATGTGGACGCGATCTGCTGCCTTCGGCCGACGAAGAGTCAGGTTCTGTATTCCCAGATCGTCGGACGCGGGACACGGCTGGCTGAAGGGAAGGATTTTCTTTTGATCCTCGATCCGCTCTGGCTGACCGGCGACCACAACCTTTGCCGGCCGGCCAGTATCGCGGTGGGATCTCCGATGCACCGGGACGCCCTACAGGCCCGCCTGGACGCGGGCATGAACATCACGGAAGCAGAGGAGCTGGCCGAGCGGGATGTCGAGGCCGCACTTGAGGCAAAGCTCAAGGAGGCGAAAAAGAAGAAGATCCCGAAAGGCATGGTTGATCCGCTGGCGCTCGCGGTTGCGATCGGCGACGGCGACCTGGCCGACTGGGAGCCGACGCTGCCGTGGCACGAATTGCCAGCGACCCCTGATCAGCTGGACCGACTCAAGGAATTCAAGATCCATTCAGAGGGCATGCAAGCCGGCCTGGCGGCTGCCCTGATTGAGCGGTGCGATTTGAGAAAGGCCCTCGGTCTTGCCTCCCCAGCGCAGGTGCTCCTTTGCCGGCGATTTGGCGAACCCAATGCCGAACTCATGACGTCAGCCCAAGCCGGACGGTTTTTCTCCAAAAGAGTGAGGAGAAAAGCATGAACTACTACAACGAATTCGACCCTAAGGCGGTGGCATGGCTCCGAGAACTGATCGCCGCAGGCCACATTCCCACGGGCGAGGTCGACACCCGCTCAATCACCGAAATCAAACCAGATGAACTCCGAGGCTTCACTCAGTGCCACTTCTTCGCCGGCATCGGTGGCTGGCCGCTCGCGCTCCAACTCTCCGGGGTGGATTCAACCAGACCTCTTTGGACCGGCTCCTGTCCCTGCCAGCCATTCAGCGTCGCCGGCAAAGGCAAGGGCGTCGAGGACGATCGGCACCTCTGGCCAGTCTTTGCCCGACTCATCGCCGAGCGCCGCCCTCCAATCGTCTTTGGCGAACAGGTTGCGAGCAAGGCTGGGCGTGAATGGTTCCATGGAGTACGCACTGACCTGGAAGGAATGGGATATGCCGTCGGGGCCGCCGATTTGTGCGCTGCGGGCGTCGGCGCGCCGCACATCAGACAAAGACTGTACTGGGTGGCCAACGCCATGCCAGCAGGACGGCCCGAAGGGTGGTCCGAATCAGGGGACGGACAGGTTGCCGGGGGCGGCCGCGTTGGCTGGCTGGATCACCCCCAGCGCCGGGGACGGGGTGAGGGGAGGGGTGAAGACCGAAGGCATGACTGGCAACAGCCTAACCCAGCAAACGGCGACGCTGGCGGGCTGGCCGACGCCTCAAGCCTGCCAGGGTCCCAACAACTCGGAGAATCGCGGATTGGATCACGGCGGGTCGCGGCGCCGGACGACACCGCAGAATGTTCCGGACCTTGTGGGGTGGGCGACGCCAGCAGCCAGGGATTTCAAGAGCGAGAGCGCGACGGACGACTTCAATGTGAAAAGGTGGCGGCACTCCCGGGGGAAGCCGCTGAGTGCGGAAGTAACGCTTGCCGGGTGGCACGCCCCTCATTGCCCGAGGGCGCACGACTCGGACAACAGTGCGAGCAGCTACCTAGATCGGCAGCTTGGAGCGACTTCGACCTCCTCCACTGCACCGACGGAAAAACGCGGCGCATTGAATCCGGCACATTCCCGCTGGCTCATGGGGTTCCCGGTCGTGTGGGACTCCTGCGGGGCTACGGCAATGCAATCGTGCCGCAAGTCGCGGCGGTCTTCATCGAAGCGGTCCTAAAAAACCAATGAAACTCCAGATCCCAATCTCTTGCCCGGCTGCCGTGCTTCAACCGAATGGAAGTAGAGGCAAAGCATTTGTTGCCCGCGAAGCGCGTCGACAGCAGCGAGCTGAGGCGTGCATGGCTGCTCGTGTTGCGCTGGCTGGCAAAACTCCACCGCGGTGGTTGGTGGCGACCTATCGGATTGTCGCGCACACAAAGCGAGAATGGGACGATGACAACTTGATCGCCTCATTGAAAGGCGCCCGGGATGGCCTGAAGGACGCGATGATCGTCAAGGATGACAAGGGTCTTAAAATTCGAGGTGTCGAGTGGAAGCCGGCCCAAGGAAAACCATACGTGATCCTGGAGGTCGAGGGAGAATGAAGAACCCGAAGGCCCTGCCGACCTGGCTGGTAGAGAAATTGAATTCTATCCCAGAAGCCGGCACCGGTATTCACGCCTGGTTGTATGCCACGGCGCGCCAGCTGCACGCCCACATGACACCTGAGGAAGCGGTGCTACGGCTCCGCATTGCCTCGATGCGGGCCACGCGCCGGGTCACTGACCGCGAAATCGCGGATGCCGTCCGCAACAGCAGGGAGACTGCCTGGAAGCCGAGGGAGGAGGACGACGACGCAGAGGGAGAGCCGGCGACCGCGGGCCACGCACCAGCCATTCCAACGGCGCAGCCAGTTGTTGAGCGGTGGCCGGGTATGAGCCTTTTGGCGCGCGAGTGCGCGCTCAAGGACGGATGCCGAGAGATCGCCGGCCAGGCCGACCTGTGGGAATCGTCTCCAGTGCGCCCGGACGGGATGGACGCGGACGCCTTTCTTGATGCCCTATTCCCTGGAGATCCGTGGCTGTGTCTAGCCCAAGGGCATCCGGGAAAAGCGAAAACGCGACGGAGGCACGAGTGGGAATTTGTGGCCTCAGATCACACTCTGATCGTCCCCTCCCCCATGACCAAGGCGCTGGGCGCACGAAAGGACGGGAGGCCATCAGTCCGGTGCCTGGGTAATACCGGGCCTCGGCGGTTCCTTGTCGTCGAATTCGACGACCACGACGGTCAGGACGTGCACGCCACGCTCCTGTGGCACCTGCACCGGGGCAGCCTGGTCGCCGGTGGCCCGCGGCTCGCGCTGGCGGTGCACTCGGGCGGGAAGTCGCTGCATGGATGGTTCCGCGTCGACGGTCAGGACGAGGCCGAGCTGCGATCGTGGTTCTCATACTCTGTCCTGCTCGGCGGGGACCCGCACACGTTCACTCGATGCCAATTTGTGAGGCTTCCGGCCGGCCAGCGCGAATCTGGTGAACCGCAGATCGTCCTCTACTTCGACCCCGCCTTGTGCACCCGCTGATCGCCTCATTCCGTGCGCTGGGACTGAAGGCCGCGGAAACCCCGGCTGGACCGGTCTGCCTGTGCCCGAAGTGCGACGCGGCGCTGGACCTGGTTGGGGTGACTGCCACATGCTCAAGCCGGGATTGCGGGTGGGCGGCCAGTGGCGAGCCGTGGGAGGTTGCCCAGCTCGCGAGCACGGCTCGGAAACCGACGGCAAAGGCGACTTCCGGGCTTCCTCTGATCAAGTGGGGTGCGGATCTGAGGACAAAACCTGAGATCCCTGGTGAGCTGATCCCTGGAATCCTCCACGTCGGTGCGAAAATGGTTCTGGGTGGCGGATCAAAATCCTTCAAGACATGGTGTCTGGCCGACCTAGCCATGTCGCTGGCCGCCGGATGCACATGGTGGAACATCAAGGTGGAACCGACCCGGGTGGTGTACCTCAATCTTGAGGTCTCCGATCCGTTTTTCCAAGAGCGGATGCAATCGATTGCGGAGGCTAAGGGGATCGAGATTCCGGATTCCCTAGGAGTCTGGAACCTCAGAGGTAGGTGCGCGGACCACCGGACACTCCTCCCTGAAATCCAGCATCATCTCGCGGGCGAGCGCCTTGGGGCCATCTTCATCGATCCGCTCTACAAGCTGATGACCGGAAGCGAGAACGCCCAGGAGGAGGTCGCCGCCCTTATGAACTCGATCGAGCAGCTGGGCGAAGCGACAGGAGCTGCTACTATTTTCGGTGCCCATTTCGCTAAAGGCTGGGCCGGAGGCAAGGAAGCCATCGACAGGATCTCAGGCTCGGGCGTCTTTGCGCGCGACCCTGATGCCATCCTCACCCTCACCCGGCATTCCGAAGATGACGTTTTCGTTGTTGACTCAATTCTTCGGAACTGCCCGCCTATCGCGCCCTTCACCCTCAAATGGGGATACCCCCTCATGCGTCCATGGAACGCCGATCCCAGCGACATTCGCCAGCCTGGGCAACCAAAAAAGCAGGCTAAAGAAAAGGTGGTCACACCGGAGGATGTGCGAGCGGTTCTCGTGGAGCACGGGAAGCCGATCATGGAGATGGTGCATTCACGAGACGGCTTGAACGCTCTGCTGCGATCTAAATTTGGGATTGGTCGGAACGCTGCTCAGACTGCCCTCAGAGCGGCGGTGAAGGCAGGAAAAGTCCAATACCTTGGGAGCCTTCAAAGCCCGGACAAACAGTATATTCCCGCTCCTTGAGCGTTACGGAAAAAACTTTTCACTGCGTACCGGGCTCGGTACGCCCGGTACGCACTTACTTTTTTTTCGCGTAACGCGCCACTTAAGTCATTCATTTCTCAACACTTTCTGGAAATTATACATTCATAACTCGTTGATACGCGTCCTAACGATGTTACAAACTACTTAACCCCATGATTATCAACGACTTACGCATAGCTTCATGGGGCAAAAAATCCGGGGGGGAAGCTCGCCAGAGCTCGCCCCCCCGGATTTTTTGATCCTGAGCATGAATTAGCACATGTCAAATGATATATTTTCTAGAAACAACACTCAAAAAAACACTAACACGCATTCCAAGCATCGCCTTGAATTACACCACCATCACCCCCACGTGTGGGGCTGCCTCCCCGCGGGCGACCTTCGCCCGCCCGAGCGCCATGATCGAAGCGACAATGCCGTCGATCCGCTCCCGACTCTTGCGCTTGCTTGGTTTGAGGTTTCCGGCCGGATCCATCTCAGTCACCACGTTCGCCGCCTGCCACTCCATGAGCGGGGATGCCTCATGGATCAGCTCGCCGCCCATCAGCATCCGCTCAAGCTCCGCGGTTGGACTGGCCATCGACAAAAACCCCTGGCCGAATTCGACCATGGAAAGCCCATCGCCCTGGAGGTTCTGTACCGTCTCGCTCGCAAAAAACCGGTCGAAGCCGATGTCCTGAACCTGGTAATCAGCGCAGATCCGCTGGATACCCGCCTGAAGGTGCGCGAAATCGGTCACATTCCCCGGCGTTGATTCCAGCCACCCCTCGTCCCGCCATTGGGCGTACGGCACCCGGTCGCGTTTCTCGCGCTTAAGAATCCCCTCCTCCGGGCACCAGTGCCACACGAGCAGCTTCCACTTGTCCGCCAGCGCATCGGCCGGCGTCGCGATCCGCAGCCCGGACGGCGGCGCATCCGGTGGGAACACCAGGGCGAAGGCGGACAGGTCATGGACCCGGGCGACATCGAGCCCGCCCCAGCACTGCCGCCCTTTGAGCAGCTCACGCAGCCCTTCCACGCCACCACGGCGCCAATCCTCCGCGGAGATCCACCGAGTCTCCGCCTCGGTCCAGAGGTTGAGCTGCTTATTCAGGACCGTGTTAATTTTCGACGGCTCCGCTTCGCATCGCTCGATCTGCTGAATCATGTAATCGAGCCGCTTCGAAACTCCGAGCAGCGGATTTGCCTTGGCCCACACCCGCGGGTTTCGCCAGTCTTTGGCATCCTCGGGATCAGCGGACGCGATGAACCCGAAGAATGAATCCACCTTGAAGCTACCGGCACCGCCGTCCTCGGCGAGCGACACGGCTGTTTTTCGCAAGGTGTAACAGAACGACTGCTGGTTGTGGCCGGCGGTGGTGATGCCGACCAGCAGCGGCTGCCGGCGGGCACCCATGCCGTCCTCGATCACGTCCCATAGATCGCGGTCTGGCCATTCGTGAATTTCATCCGCGCAAGCGAAGTGCGGATTGAGCCCGTCCAGCTTCTTCGAGTCGGCCGAAAGCGGTTCGAGCTTCGAGCTGCTCCGCTCAAAATGAAGCTGGTTGTATCGCTCGCGGAACCATTTTTCCCGCATGACAGGAGGAATCATCTTCACGGCATCGCCGAAAACGATTTTCGCTTGGTCCTTTTTTGTGGCCAGCGTGTAACACTCAGCGCCCGGCTCGCCATCGAGGCTGAGCATGTAGAGCGACAAGCAGGAAAGGATCGCAGAGTTGTGAGTGGTGATCAAGTGAGGACCCGCGAGATAAAGCCCGCCATCCACCTGAATACAATTGACCATCCGTTCTCCAACTGGCTCAACGCTGGTGATTGTGCGCTTCAGCTTTCTTGAATCCGTCCACTCACATTTCCATACCTTACGAGGAACGGTTGCGATCCGCTGGCCATTTGTGAAAAATTGGACGCGAAACCGCGCCCCACAGTCAACACCATTGAGCATGGCCCTATCCTCAGTAATCGCCGCTTTAATCCCAAGCGTTGCCAAAAGGTGAGCGAGGTCCTTAGCCAGCTTCTCATGAACGGAAACAACCTCGTACTGGCCTGTAGCGCTCACATAGCCATCCGTATCCACAATCCCCCTCAACAACTCCAAACGCTGATCCGTGCCGGCGCGCAGGTAGCAATCAGGAATGTGCTTGTTTCCAATCACTCCCAGTGCGCGCAACTTTGATGCGATGGAGCTACCATGTGCAGCGCGCCGATCCCCAGTGCTCATGGAATACTCGCCGCATCGCTCGCGCTGCTTCATAAGCCTTATAGGAACTTCGTCGGCAGCGATTCCATCGAACACTTCAGAATCAGAGATCACGATTCTCGCTCCAGATGAAGCCCCATCACCCAGCCATGCGCCAAATGTGTATGGCGGAATCGGTAAAGGAGCTTCAGGCAAAACCAACGGATCCGCGATCCTGATGCGATGCACGTAGTCACCGCGACTCCCGCACCGAAGGGTTTCAGAAATTTGCCGTGTGGTGACGGGAGGCATTGGTTTTCGCGAGCCTCTTGGGCGGCCGGTGAACCACGTTCGGTCGGTAAGCCACTCGTGCTCGTCGTGAGCGACGATGTTTGAATGATCGGAGAACCGGACCTCGCGGCAAGGCCCGAGGTAATGCTCGGTTGCTGCGTAAACGATCCGGGGTTTCCCGTCTGGACCAAAGACGTAATCACCCGGCTTTAAGTCACCGTGTCGCTTCCATCCTTCCGTGGTTGCGATTGGTGTTTCAACATCAAGAGCTTTTCCGTTTTTTCTTGGCACCTCTATATATGCAATCCGAAACCTTCTAAGTCCATCGCTTTTCCGGACCCACCCGAGGATACACGCGAAGATGAAAAGCTGAGCAGGAACCAACTCAATCGGCTTCCCAGCGAACTCGCCTTTGTAATGCCGGAGCGTGAGGCAAAACTTCCGAAACTTCTCCCCTGGTCCTGGATCATATCGAAACAGGAAGTCATCACCCCTTTCCAGATCAGCCAGGTGTCGCTGGCACGCGCCGCGCATCAATCGCCCGCTCGGCACCCGACCCGCCACAACGTCACGCGCCCATGCCGTTCCGGCGTCGTCTTGACTTACATGCTTGGTGAGTGAACTTTTGGCCATGGCATCTACCGCGAGACGCGACTCCAAAGGCAGGCTCCGCCGGGCATCCTCAAACGCAGGTCAATCGGGACTGCCGTCAAAAGACGGCGCGCGCACGGGCCGGCCGCTGTCGCCGATTCCTCCGGAGCACCTGAGCGAGGACGGCAAGCACTGGTATCGGTGGGCGGTAGCGCTGGCTGTCGAAATGGGAATAGGTGACGAAGCCGACGCTCAGGCCTTCGAGTAGGCCGCTGAGAATTTCGCGGACATGCGGGCAGCTCAGCAACACGTGGACCAGTGGGGACAGGTCCTCGAAGGAACCAACGCAGTCGGCGACACCATCCTGCGGCGAAACCCATCGGTGCAAATCGTCGCCAATTGCCGGGCCATGATGCGCCTGATGTATTCTGACCTCGGCCTGACGCCGGCCGCGCGCGCGAAGTTCGCCCCCGGCTCAGCACAGGAGCAAGATCCATTCGAGGCACTGCTCTCCGGGTAGTCCCATGGCCACCGCCACTCCCCGCCACCGCCAGCCCAGACTGGCTGGAGCCCGCAGCCACGGGGCCCAAGCGTACGACGTGCAGCGCAGGGAGACGGACGCAGCGCTCGCTGAAGCGCGCCGGCTGCGATCCTCCGCACGCTGGCAAAAGGTTCGGGCTTGGGTGCTGGCTGAGTCCCCGCTCTGCGGCGATCCATTCGGCCATCATGCGCGATTCGGTGAAACGGTCCTTGGGGCTGAGGTCGATCATATCGTTGGCCTGGCGCTGCGTCCAGACCTGGCCTTCGAGCGTTCAAATCTCATGGCGCTGTGTCTGCAATGCCATGGCGAGAAGTCAGCGAGTGAGCGACGCAAGTAGGTTCCACAAGGAACAATTGCTCCCCTTCCTGGATTGAGAAGCAATTATTTTCCGGTAGCCAAACTCTAACAATGCGGAAGCGTCGGCAAGAATAACATTGGCCACCGTATCAGCCATAACACATTCGGAATTGGATTTGCAAATCCAACACTGTAAAGAATGAATGTGGCCCATGCAGCCAATTGCGGGACCTTCACTCACTGTTGAATCAACATCCATTGGCAAACCCTGTTTCTGGGTGCTGGCAATTCTGGCGGTCGCGGTCGCGTTAAGTTCGTGTGGAGCGACAGGGAAAGCACCCGATCCAATCGATCAAGCGATCGAGCAGCAATGTCTGCGGGAAATCATGACGCCATGAAACTGATCCTCCTGATCATTTCGTTGATCTGCGTTGGCTGTCAGGCGCCCTCAGAGGTGCATTTGGCTGACGGCACTGTGATCAAGCGGGGTGGTCAGCTCGGCGGCAAGCACTACGAACGATACACCCGGAGTGCGGACGGCGCAGTCTCATACACCAATCGGCCCGATTTAGAGGGCAGCTTTCGGGACGGCGCGACAGCAGTGGTCTCCGCAGTCGGTCTTTACCAAGCTGGCCTTTCCAATCGTGCGACCACTCTTGCCGATGCCGCGGTGGCCACTGGAGGCCAGAAAGCAGCCGTAGCCACCGAGGCGACGCGCGCTGGAGTGGAGAAAGCCAGGATCGCCGCTGACGTGACCAAAACCATCACTGTCCCAAAGTAGCCCAATGACATCGACCCTTCCCGCAAATCGTCCGTCCATCGATCTAATGAAACTGCTGTGGGCGGTCGGGGCTGCCATCTTCACCGGGGGCGTCTGGGTCTCCAGCATCCAAATCAATCTGAACAATCACGCCAAAGCCATCGAGGAACAACGAGCAGCGAACGTCACCGAACAGGCTGCCATTCGAGCGCTCGAACTCAAGGACAGTTCTGATACCCAGCTTCTCCGCAGCATCATCGAAAAGCTAGAGCGCATCGAGCGCAAACTTAACCCGTAACATGCCAGCCCCAGGCCACACCCCGCCCCCCGACCGCGCTCCAACTGTGAAGCTGGAAACGCAGCGCGCCCAGCCGGTCTATGATCGTCCGTCGTGGCTGGATGGCAAGCGGACGTACATCGGGCTCATCATCGCGACAGCGGGCCTGCTTGGTGAGCGGTTTCGCGTGGATGTGCCAACTCACGAAATCAACGGGGCTTTGGATTTGCTCGCAGCGAATTGGGATGTGTTCGCGCAGTTCGCTGGACTCATCATGGCAGCATGGGGGCGCGTGAAGGTGTCGAAGCGATTCAAGGCAAAGCTCGCCGCGAAATGAAAATCGCCGTCGCCATCCTCTGTCTCGTCCTCATCGGTTGCGCCGCCAAGCGTGGCCCTGTCTACGATTACAACGACATTCCGAACGGGTACTCCGTTGACGGACTGCCCACATCTTCCGTCGGCTCCAAAGACTATCAGGACGGCTTCCGAAAAGGCTTCTACGAAGGTCTGGCTTGGAACGCATACACCACCAACACCCCATGAAATTCATCGTTCAAACCGCCCTCAAGATCATCTTGAACTGGGCGTACAGTCTCAAGCCGGCCGACTTCGCAAAGGCATTTGAATTGGTCCAACGCGCCGAAAAGGAACTCCGCGCCTCAAGCGATAAGGCGCAATGGGTCCGGAGCGAGCTTGCCAAATACCTCGGCAGCAAGGCGACCGGCCGTGTCATCAACTTCCTCCTGGAACTCGCCGTCGCGAGGCTTGGAAAATGAGCACATTCCCGCTACGCAAGAGGCTGATCGACATTGCCGCGCTAGACGTCGGGCAACTCGAAACCTCGCGCAACCGTGGACCGGCAATCAAGAAATTTTGGCCGGCGACCAATTACCCGGAAGGCTACGCCGACCGCGCTCCGTACTGCGCAGCCGGCGTCAGTTACTGGGTTGCGGAGTGGCTCGCTCAACCGGAAGTCGCCATCGCCGTCTGCGAGCAATACGGCCTACCTCCAAAGCAATTGGAGGCGTGGCGCTGCAAGTCTGCGCGGGCATTCGATTGGATCGACTGGGCGAAAAAGAAAGGCGTTCATGTTCTCTCGGATTCCCCGCTCAACACACTCAAGACAGGAGATCTGATGGTGTTCGATATGAGTCACATCGGGATCGTTGAGGACGACAAAGCCAAAGGCGTTTTCACCATCGAAGCAAACACGGGCGCGACCGGCGGGCGCGACGGCGACGGAATTTTCAGGAAGACACGGACCCGCGAGATGGCGCGCGCATTCATCCGCATCCTCGAATGAAACTCTTCTCAAAACTTTTCCGCCGGCAGAAAGCCCTGCTCTCCCCTGAGCAGGCCTTCATCGATGCCGTATTCGGCGGACTATCGCTCAGCGGGACGCGGGTGAGTCAGGAAACCGCGATGGGGGTCGCGACGGTGTTCGCCTGCGTCTCGCTCCTTTCACGGGTCATGGCCACGCTGCCGCTCAAACTTTATGAGCGTGACGGCGAGCGGCGCCGAGAAGCGTTTGACCATCCCCTCTATGCCCTGCTCTCGACGCGTCCAAATCCCGAGCAGACCGCTGCGGACGTTCGGGGAGCGCTGATGAGCAACCTTGCGCTGCGCGGCAATGCCTACGCTGTGATCGTGCGCGACCGCGCCGACCGCCCCCGGGAAATCTGGCCGGTGCATTCCTCGCGTGTGACCAGCTTTCGCGATCCCAAAGGCCTGCTTCGCTACCGCGTCGCTGATTGGCAAGGCCAGAGCGGACTTCCCAAGGAGGTTCCATTCTTCAACATGCTGCACCTCCGTGGCATGACGCTGGATGGTGACTGTGGGCTTGGCCCGATCACCCAGGCGCGCGAGTGTATCGGCCTGGCTGTCGCGCTGGAAGACAACGCCGCGAAGTTTTTCGGCAATCAATCCAGGCCCGGGCTCACACTCGAAGCAGCCGCGCCGCTGACAGAGCAGCAGTTCAAGGCGGTTCGCGATCAACTCACCAAGGAATACACCGGACCTGAGAACGCATACAAGACGCTCATTCTGAATGGACTGAAGCTAGTGAACAGCCGGAGCACGAACGAGCAAGCGCAGTTCGACGAAACTCGCAATCGGCAGGCCGTCGAAATCTGCAAACTCTTTGGCGTGCCGCCGCACAAGGTGGGCATTCTCGACAAAGCGACGTTTTCCAACATCGAGCAGCAGCAAATTCAATTCGTTGTCGATACCATCGGGCCTCTCTGCACCCAGTGGGAACAGGCGATGGCCGGGGCTTTCCTCACCGACGTTGAGCGCCGCC